TGGTAGGCCGATGAATAATGCAGGTGCTCACTTAGATGATTATGATAGTGAAGCACTGGGCATATGTATGATAGGTGGTAGAGCCAAGGGTAAGGGGGGCAAAGGCGAAGACAATTACACTGATGCACAGTTCAAGAACCTTGCGTGGTTACTAAGTAATATGCAAGCAAGCTTCAGTAATATATCTGTTGTAGGCCACAGTCGCTTAGATGAAACAACTGACTGCCCTCACTTCTCAGTGCACGAATTCTTAATGCGGGAAGGGTTGGCCCACTTAAACTTTAAAGGATAGACATGAAAAATACTATTATCTTAGATGCCTTCAGGAAACTGCAGGTAAGCAAATGCAACACGGAAGTAGGTAGTAAAATCATACAAGGTCTTCAACGTCAGATGCACAGGGAGCGTGTGAAGGTGTCTAAAAATAGTAGGGGGAGAAATGGCTCATGAAACATACTCAAGGAATGCCAACGAATCCACTTTCGTTTTTCACAAGAACTGTGAAGACTGTGGTAGTAGCGATGCGCTTAGCGTATATAGTGACGGGCATACTCATTGCTTCAGTTGTAGACTCACCAAAGCCGATAAGGGTACGGACCTCACAAAGAAGACGGCACTTCTACCCGCCATCACGGGACTAGTAGCTGGTGAGTACGCCCCACTTAAAGCTCGCGGTATTGATCTTGAAACTTGTAAGAAGTTTGGCTATAAAGTGGGCGAACATCATGGGCATCACGTACAAATTGCACCCTACTATATTAAGGGTAAGCAGATAGGACAGAAGATACGTGGTGCCAACAAGAAGTTCACTGCCACTGGTACTATGAAAGGTACTGAACTATTCGGGCAGCACCTATGGGGTGAGGGTGGTAAGCGTTTGGTTATCACTGAAGGTGAGATAGATTGTCTAAGTGTTAGCATGATACAAGAGAACAAGTGGCCCGTGGTATCACTACCACTGGGTTCCACGTCTGCAGCCAAAGCTATTAAGAATAACTTGGAATTCGTAGAGTCATTCGATACAGTTATCTTATGCTTTGATGAGGATGATGCTGGTCGTGCTGCAGTTGAAGCAGTCACCCCACTACTCTCACCTATGAAGTGTGCTGTTGCCACACTACCACTGAAGGATGCTAACGAAATGTTACAGGCTGGGCGTGGTGCTGAGTTGATCAACTGTCTGTGGCGGGCTAAGACTTACAAACCTGACGGCATCGTGGGTGTTAGTGATCTGATGGAGCGACTGATTAAGCCACTGGAAGTAGGACTATCATGGCCTTGGCGGGGGTTGACTGATGCTACGTTTGGTATCAGGTCAGGTGAACTGTATGTTTTAGGTGCTGGTACAGGTATGGGTAAGACAGAGATTTGGAAGCAGACGATGGTGCATATAGCCGAGAAGCATAAGAAGAATGTAGGTGGTTTGTTTCTTGAAGAGTCTCCAGAGCATACAGTCAGGTGCTTAGCTGGTAAGATTAAAGATAAGTTATTCCATGTACCATCTGATAGCTGGACTGATGAAGAACTTATTGATACAGTTAAGGGGATGGAGACATCTAATCGCTATCATTTGTATGATCACTTTGGAAGTACTGACTACGATGTGATCAAGCAGCGCATCAGGTTCATGGCTGTATCACTTGAATGTAAGTACGTGTTCATTGATCACATAACTGCAATGGTTTCTGGAACGGTAGACGTTGACGAGCGTAAGCAATTGGCATACATCATGACTGATCTAGCCAGCCTTGCACGTGAACTTAACATAAGCATGTTCCTTATCTCTCACCTCAATACACCTACAGGTACTAGTCATGAAGAAGGTGGTAGAGTTACCATCAGTAATTTCTTTGGGTCAAGAGCTATAGGTCAGTGGGCAAATTTTGTTATAGGGATAGAGCGCAACCAGCAGCACAAGGATGAGACTAAGCGTAATGTATCAACCATCCGTATACTTAAAGATAGGTACACGGGTAGGTCTGTTGGTACATGCATATACTTAGACTATGAAGCAGACACAGGTAAGCTGGTCGAGAAGTTAGATGATCCGTTTGCTAGTGATACCGATGAATTTACTGGAGAGTTCTAATGAATAAAGAAGAGAGAGCAGAGTACAGGAGAACTTACATTCAAACAGTAGAAGGAAGGGCTAATAAACTGTGGCTAGATGCTCGGCGTAGAGCTAAGCTTAGAGGCTTATCATTCACCATCACTAAAGCTTGGGTTGCGGATGCACTACGTGAGGGTACATGCCCGCGCACACTAGTCAGCTTCTATACAGGTGAGCCAAAAGTTAAGGGTGTGAATGAACCTAATGCTCCCAGCTTAGACAGAGTTGTACCTGATCGTGGTTATACATTTGATAACACACAGGTAGTTACATGGGCTTACAACTGCGCGAAGTCTACGTGGTCAGATCAAGAATTACTAGTGATGTCACAGAAGATTTGTAACGTAGCATTAGCTAAGAAGATGCTGGCACTGTAATTAATTGAATAGCATATACTCGATAGGGAGATAGCATGACAACATATATAATAGATACAGAAACAAATGGTTTACTGAAGGACCTTACCACGATTCACTGCATGGTAGTACGTGATGCGGATGGTGGTGAGTTTAAAACATATGAAGCAGGTGAAGTACTGACAGGCATAGAGTTCTTGATGACTGAGGGTGAGAAGGTAGGTACGCTGTTCGTGGGCCATAACTTAATAGGCTTTGATCTACCTGCTCTCACTAAGATCTACCCACAGTTCACACTACCAGAACACAGGTGCTTTGACACACTAGTAGCATCACGTCTGATCTTCCCTGATCGTTGGGATGCAGATAGTAAGCTAGTAATCAAACAAGATTTCCCTAAGCGTTTGTCTAACCGACATTCACTAGAGGCGTGGGGTCACAGGCTACGTTGTCACAAGGGTGAGTACACTGGTGATACTAATATTGTGGATGAGAAGGAACGCAGGGCAACCAAGTGGGATACATTGAATAAGGATATGGTTGACTACTGTGTTCAGGATACTGAGGTTACACGTGTACTATACAAGATGTTGCTGGGTAAGAACTACTCCCAAGAAGCACTGGACCTAGAGCATGATGTAAGATTTATTATCTCAGCACAAGAACGGTATGGTGTAGCATTCAATACGGATGCAGCAGTACAACTAGCATCGGACTTAACTAAGCGTAAGCTGGAGTTAGTCTCTGAGTTAAACCTAGCGTTCACCGATCTCTATATACCTAGCAGGGTATGGGCACCTAAGCGGGATAACAAAACTATGGGGTACATGGCTGATGCTAGGATTACAGCAGTCACACACACCCAGTTCAGTGCATCTAACCGTAACCATATTGTCTACTGGCTCAAGGCTAAGTACAATTGGGTACCAAAAATTATTGGTGATGATGGTAAACCTAAGATGGATGAAGTGATCCTGAAGGACCTTGACTATCCTGAAGTAGAGTTACTGCGTGAGTACTTGGTAATCAACAAGCGATTAGCTGCAGTAGCTAATGCACCACAGGCATGGCTGCGCCACGTTACCAATGGTCGTATGCATGGTTCAGTAATTACCAATGGTGCAGTGACAGGTAGAGCCACACACTCGAAGCCTAACTTGGGACAAGTACCAGCAGTGTACTCAGCCTACGGAACTGAGTGTCGCTCATTATTCACAGCTACTGGTGGTCGTAAGTTAGTTGGTGCTGATCAGTCAGGTGTAGAGGGTAGGTGCTTAGCCCACTTCATGGCACGCTGGGATGAAGGCGAGTATTGTAAAGTTGTATTGGATGGTGACATTCACACAACTAATCAGCAAGCTGCTGGTTTAGCTACTCGTGATAATGCCAAGACATTCTTCTATGCTTTCATCTACGGTGCAGGTAATGAGAAGATAGGTAGTATAGTAGGTAAGGATGCTAAGGAAGGTGGGAGGTTGAAGAAGAAATTCTTGAATGGACTACCCGCACTGAAGAAGTTAATCGAAGCAGTTAAGGCTAAGTCACTGCAGAATGGTTACTTGGTTGGCTTAGATAAACGGCGCATACCTATCCGTAATGCTCATGCTGCATTGAATACCCTACTGCAATCTGCAGGTGCAGTGTTAGCCAAGAAGTCTATGGTTATCATGCGCGATAAGATAGAAGCAAAAGGTTGGAGCCACCGTGCACAGCAGGTACTCTGGAATCATGATGAGCACCAGTGGGACTGTGAAGAAGAGATAGCAGATGAGGTGGGCAAGATGCAGGTTGAAGCCTATCAAGAAGCAGGTAAGCATTTCAATTTTCGCATCCCGATTGATGGTGAATACAAGGTTGGTAACAACTGGGCTGACACACACTAGGAGAAAACATGTCTGATGATTCGGAACTAAAACGTATAGTAATACAAGGCATTGAAGCAGCCATGAATGATGAGACGTATAGCTCCATCGAGTACTGCCCTTATAAAGATGGAAGTAAGGAGTGGTACTGGTGGTCCACGGGGTATGATATATACCCTTTCATGACGAAGTATGAAGACAATGAAAAAGACTACACTGCTCATTGATGCTGACATTCTCGCGTACCAAATAGCAGCAGCTAACCAGTGGAATTTTAAGTTTGATGATTCTCCAGATGGTTTAGCTGTTGAAGTTGGTGACTTGAGTAAGGCTACGGATCTCGCAGAGTTGAAGCTTAGCTCATGGGTGAAGAAGTTCAAGGCGAGTGAAGTCATTATATGTCTATCATGTAAAACAGCAGATGGTTTTAGGAGACAGTTCCTGCCATCGTATAAAAGTAACCGAGTGTCAGCAGCTAGGCCCGTGCAGCTACAAGCTGTTAAGGATTATCTAGCTGATGCATACCATTCAGAGTTATGGGATGGCTTGGAAGCTGATGATGTCATGGGTATATTATCAACGGAACCTCATGAAGGTAAGCGTATAATAATATCGGAAGATAAAGATATGCAAACCATTCAGGGCTGGTTGTTTAACCCAAGGCACGATAAGGCAGAGCAGTACATCTCAGGTGAACATGCACATAGATTCCATATGCTGCAGACTCTGATGGGTGATGCTGTTGATGGTTACAAAGGGTGTCGAGGTATTGGTAAAGTCAAGGCTAATAGATTACTGGACAGTGTATCACCAGTTGACTGGTGGTCCATGATTGTGGGTACCTATGAGGCTGCAGGTTTAACCGAAGAAGAGGCGTTACTACAAGCAAGGGCAGCGCGTATACTACGCCATGTAGATCGTGGTACTTATCCCTTGTGGCAACCAATACTATGGAGTCCTAATGAACAACCAAAAGCTAATTAAATTTGTAACATCAGTAACAATCTTAATGTTAATCTTCCTGACATGGATGGAAGTAGTACGTGCTGATCATGTAGTCAAGGAAAGGCCTCAGGTACTAAGCTCTATTACCGAGTTTAGGCAGTGCGTTGAGTTTCAAAACAAGGTACCACTGGAGCAGGTCCGTGTGATTTGGGATGTGCAAACAGCACAGTGCTTCACAGTACTAGCTGATGGTAGGTTCCTTACCGTGCCACAATTCATCAAGGAAGTAGAAGACTTTGCAATCACGGAAGAGTTTAAAGAAGGAGGTATCTAGTGTCCCCCGACTCCAAGCAGGTTGGAGGCGATCACTACCTGAAGGCTATACAGCCGTGGGATTTCATTATAGCTAACGACATTGGTTATCTTGAAGGTAACATTATTAAGTACATCAGTAGATATAAAGAGAAGGGTGGTGTTGTGGACCTTTACAAGGCGCAGCACTACTTAGACAAATTAGTGGAAGTAGAATCGAGAAAGTGAAATAGTACTAAACCCTTAGCTATCATATAGTTAGGGGTTTTTTATGCTCTATCCCCACAGTATAGGATAAGGTAGTAACACTATATAAACTAAAGGAAAACTAATGGCTACAGTTAACATTGGGGAGATCCTAACACCAGAGATAATTACTGCAGTAGCTAAGATGTTTCCTAGAGAACCATTGAATTTACATGCACCGCCTAATGAGCTATGGTATAGAGAAGGGCAGTGTACAGTAGCAGAAATACTACAAGCTAAATATGATGAAGTACAATCTAGAACTACAATAACGGAGATACTATAATGTGTATGGGAGGCGGAGGAGGACCTAGCGCAGCAGCTAAAGCTCAGGAAGCAGAGAATGCTAGACTAGCTAAGGAGCGCGAAGAAGAACGTAGAGGTGCACTAGTGAATCCAGAAGATAGATTCCAGCAGCTTGAAGATAATGCCAAGCCACTAAGGAGGCAGGGGCGCAAAGGATTAACTATAGATCTAGAAAAGGAAGAGGTTAATTCTGGTCTATCAATTAAATAGGGGATACTGATATGTGCATGGGAGGCGGTGGTGGTGGTAGTGGGCCTACAGGCCCAAGCCCCAGCCAAATAGCTAGAGAAAAGGAAGAAGCTAGATTGAATGCTCGGCGCGAAGAGATTGCTAGTGAGGCTGCAGCTAAAGCTGATGATGAGTTTAGTGGTTCACCTAAGGTAGGTAGCAAGGTGAGAGACTCACTGCTGATTGGTGGAGATGAGACTGAACTTTCATCATCGGGACTCAGCATAACTTCTACGAAGAAGAAACAATAAATAATTTTAGGGTAGAAAAATATGAATGATATGCCTGTAGGAGAAGTAGGCACGAAGAGAAGCAGATATAATAAGCTCACAACTTTCCGTGATCCATACCTTCAACGGGCAAGATCATGTAGCGTGTTAACGATACCATCTTTGGTACCGCCAGAAGGTAGTGGTGGTTCAACGATGTTACCAACACCGTTCCAGTCTTTGGGAGCAAGGGGGGTTAATAACTTAGCAAGCAAATTATTAATAACATTACTACCACCGAATGCACCATTCTTTAAACTAGTAGTAGATGATTTTGTACTGCAAGAATTGACTGGTCAAGAGGGATTACGAGGTGAAGTAGAAGAAACATTTAACAGTATGGAACGTAGCGTGATGACAGAGATTGAAACTTCTGCGATACGACCAGCCGTATTTGAAGCTCTGAAGCACCTATTAGTTGCAGGTAATGTAGCTACATACTTGAATCCGAAAGGAGGTATGAAAATCTTTCCTTTGGGTCGATACGTTGCCAGACGTGACCCAATGGGTGACTTACTGGAACTCATCACAGAAGAACATGTATCTATCATGGACCTTCCCGAAGAAATTCAAGGCGAGGTTAATGGAGAAGCTGGCTCAAGTACTTCTGAGAATGGTGAGAAGATCATAGCATTGTATACTTGTGTCAAGCTAGTTAAGAACAAGTGGTATATATCCCAAGAAGCAGGTGGGGTATTAGTTCCTGAGAGTGAGGGTGTGTTTCCAAAAGATAAGTCACCGTTCTCAGTGCTACGCTTCACAGGTATATCAGGTGAGGATTATGGAAGAGGGTACGTTGAGGAATACAAAGGTGACATCCAGTCTCTTGAGTTCCTAACGAAAGCAATTGTACAAGGAAGTGCAGCAGCAGCTAAGGTGCTATTCATGCTACGGCCTAGTGCTGTAACTGAAGCCGTTGATATAACTGAGTCGGAATCAGGTGACATTATCATTGGCAATGCAGATGATGTATCAATACTACAGCTCCAAAAATCTGCAGACTTCCAAGTAGCAGCCAATACAATTACAAGACTAGAAGCTGCATTGGGCCTAGCGTTCTTAATGAACACAGCTATCCAGCGCAACGGTGAACGAGTAACAGCAGAAGAAATAAGATTCATGGCTAATGAACTAGAAAATGCTCTGGGTGGAATTTATTCTTCACTGTCTCAAGAGTTTCAATTACCACTAGTCACACTACTTATGGCTCGTATGGAGAAACAGAAGAAGCTACCAGTGCTACCGAAAGGTATGGTCAGGCCTCAAGTAACTACAGGTGTAGATGCTATTGGTCGCGGTCAAGATGCTGAGAAGCTTAGGGCATGGATGGAAGACATCTCAGTGCTCGGACCTGAAGTAGTAGCTGGCAACATTATAGCTGGTGATTATATTAAACGCTCAGGTGTAGCACGGGGTATTGATATGAAGGGGTTGGTTAAATCAGCCGAGGACCTTCAGCAAGAACAGGAAGCAGCCCAACAGCAGCAGCAGCAGCAGTCAATGATGGAGACTCTAGGCCCTAATGCAGTAACGCAGGGTGGTAAGATGATGGCGGATATTAATGCTGACTCAATGGGCCAACAGGGTGGTGAAGAAGAACCACCACCAGAAGTATAACTATAAGGAAAACAAGATGGCTAATGCGATTCCAGTACATGTAAAAGAAGTAGAAGAAGATAAGAAGAAAGTGGTTAAACCAATAGTCAAACCAGTAGGAAAGCCCTGTTCTACTCACGATGCAGTGCGGGTAGATAGCTAGAATGGCAGAACTGGAAAACACTGAGACTCCTGCAGTTGAGCCTGAAGTTGGCACAGATGCATACAATGAAGCAATGGCTGCGAAGTTTGATGCAGCACAAGGTGACGAACCAGAAGTAGCAGCAGCTGAGACAGCTGAGGTACCTGCTAAACCTGAGGGTGTACCTGCCAAGTTCTATAATAAAGAAACTGGTGAAGTAGATTATGCTTCTCTAACTAAGAGTTATAATGAGTTGGAGAAGGGTAGAGGTAAGACTAAAGCTAAAACAGCTGAGCCTTTAAAGGTTAATACAGATGATGCTATAGTCCTATCACAGGTAAGACATGATGCAGCAAAAGCTAAAGCCGATGCTGACGATGCTACACAGGCGGATAAGGATGCGCTTACAGTAGCTGAGGATGATCTTACTCTTGCCAAAGCAAATGCTATCACAGCTCGTAAAGCTGATAGTGAAGCAGATGCTGCAAAAGAGTTGGTTGAGAAGTCAGGCTTTGACTTTGAAGAACTCACGTCTGAGTATGCAGCTAATGGTCAGCTATCTCAAGATAGTATAGATGGCTTAGTTGCAAACGGTATACCTGAAGCTACGATTAATTCATACATCGCAGGACAAGAAGCTTTGTCGGCACAATGGGAATCGGAGATTAAGAATACCGCAGGTGGTGATCAGGCCTATGCTGACATGGTTGGCTGGGCGAAGGATGCACTAACGCAGGATGAAATCCAAGCATACGATACTGCAGTTAACGGGTCAGATATTGATTCAGTTAAACTAGCGGTCACAGGCCTACGCGCCAAGTATGAGGATGAGCACGGCAGAGAGCCTAAGTTATTAGGTGGCAGTACAGGTGGCAACCCAAGCACACAAGGATTCAGTAGCAGGGCTGAGATGGTTTCAGCTATGGCTGATCCTAGATACGCTAAGGACCCATCATATCGTAAGCAAATAGAGAATAAGGTAGGTAAGACAACTGCCTTTTAGTCTCTGAGTCTCCACTAGGGTACGACTATAACTGCCCCTAACCTAATTCTAGAAGTAAAACACAAGCAATGCCCTACTGAGGTAGGATACCACTGTGTTAAGTTTTATTAAATAGATAGTGAGGCAATACATTTTATTTAATTTATAAGGAAACATATTATGGCAGCAGCAACACCATTACGCGCTGGTCAAGTTAACAGCGCGGGCGCAACAGATGCGCTATTCTTAAAAGTATTCGGTGGTGAAATTCTAACCGCCTTTGAACAATCACAAGTAGTAGTAGACAAGCATACGGTTCGCCAGATTTCACATGGTAAATCAGCCCAGTTCCCTGCAACTTGGAAAGTAGCAGCAGCATACCACACAGCGGGTGCTGAAATCTTAGGACAAACATCTAACCTCAATGAGCGTGTCATTTCTATTGATGATCAGTTAATTGCTTCAGTAGCTATCCCATCAATTGATGAAGCTATGAACCATTATGATTATCGGTCTATTTATTCACGTGAGTGTGGTATTGAACTGGCTAATACGTGGGACAGAAACGTACTACAAGTGGGTGTCAATGCAGCCCGCGCTTCAACTACTGTCACTGGTGGTGACGGCGGAACTGTTCTAACATCAGCTGGTACTCTGTATCGTACATCATCTACCGATCTAGCAGCAGGGATCTATGATGGTATTCAAGCAATGGATGAAAAGAATAATCCAGAAGCTGACGGGCGTAACTGTTTCATGCGACCAGCTCAGTTCTACTTGCTTGCACAAGACAAGACTCTTTATAATACCGATTATGCAGCAGGTAATGGTAACTTTAAAGATGGTACTGTATTCCAAATTGGTGGAGCACAGTTGGTTAAAACCAACAACTTCCCTATCACGAATATCGCAGCTGGACCAGCTACCTATCAAGGTAACTTTGCACTAACCGTTGGGCTACTAATGTCCACACGTGCAGTTGGTACTGTTAAACTTCTAGATCTCGCACAAGAAATGCAGTGGGATATGCGCCGTCAAGTAACATTGCTATTAGCTAAATATGCTATTGGTCATGGTATACTTCGGCCTGAGGCAGCAGTTGAGTTGAAAACTACTTCTTAATAGTAGTTAGTACATGGGGGATTGGTAGTTAAACTGCTGATCCCCTTTTTAATATTGCATAGGGGAAACATAATGACTACACCAGTTCTTACTACAAAGCTGGAAGCAATAAATACAATGCTAGATGCTGCAGGGGAATCCCCTGTAAGCACATTGGAAACTTCTGGTTTAGCTGATGTGGCTGAGTGTCATCTCGTTTTGGATCAGGTACTGCGTTCTGTATTAGAGATTGGGTGGACCTTTAATGAAGAGAAAGATTGGGATTTAATACCAGATGCTTCAGGGTTTATTAATTTACCAGTAAACACACTCAGCTTTGACATTGAGAAATTCAATACAAAGTCTAGTAGTGCCGACACAATACAGCGTGGACTACGTTTATATGATAGGAAGAATCACACGTATGTATTTACAGAAACAATCACAGGCGAAATCATAATATTATTGGAGTGGGCCGAGTTACCTCAGGCTGCACGTACTTACATTATGGTGAAAGCTGCACGTATATATCAGACTAGAGCACTAGGCTCTGACTCTCAGCACAAGTTCTCAGAAGCACAAGAAGGCTCAGCATATGCAGCCTTGAGAAGACACCAAGCCAAGAAGACGGATGGCAACATGTTCAGAGATAATTGGTCTGTTAGTTCCGTACTTTATGGGAGATAGGAATGGCTTTAGTAAATGGGGTAATACCCAATCTATTCAATGGAGTATCACAACAACCTGATCCTATACGCCACCCATCTCAATGCGAACTACAGGAAAACTGCTATCCAACGATAGCAACTGGGCTGCGAAAGCGACCCTGTACTAATCACATTGCTAAGATAAAGAGTAGTATTGCTAGTGATGCTTACCTACATCTGATTAACAGGGATGCAGTTGAGCGTTATATAGTAGTTATACTTGATGGTGACATAGAGGTCTATGACCTAGCAGGTACAGCACAGACAGTATCATTTCCAGATGGGAAGACATACCTGAGTGCTACTACACCACGCACGTCATTCAGTGTTGTAACAGTTGCTGATTTCACATTCATAGTTAATAAAAGCAAGATTCCACTTATGGACACCACTACTTCTGGTGGAGCTACACTAGGGTCTAAGCAGAAGTTCTCGGACCTGCCAGCTACTGGTACTACAGGTGATGTTTGGAAGATAGAGGGTGATGATCTCCAGAGATTTGATGATTACTATGTGATCTGGGATGCTACTGGAGTGTGGATAGAAACAACAGCACCAGCACAACAAACAATAATTAATCCTTTACTTATGCCACATACATTAGTGCGTACAGGTGCGGGAGCATTTACATTTGGTAAACAAACATGGGGTTCAAGAGAAGTAGGCAGTACAACATCTAATCCAGATCCCTCATTCATAGGCACAGCAATTTCAGGCATATTCTTTCACAGGGATAGACTAGGATTGTATGCTGGTGAAGCAATCATAATGTCTAGGTCAGGGTTGTACTTTAACTTCTGGTCCAAGACTACTACAGCTGTACTTGACGATGATCCAATTGATGTTAATGTTAGTCACACTAAGGTGTCAGTATTGAAGAGTGTTATACCTTTCAATAAGACATTACTAATGTTCTCAGATCAGACACAGTTCCAGCTTACAGCTACCGATGCGTTGACCTCTAAGACTGTCACTACTGAAGTCGTAACTGAGTTCACATCATCATCCTTGAGTGAACCTGTAAGTCTAGGTCATTCAGTATACTTTGCTGCAGACAAGGAAACATCATCTGCTATCAGAGAATACTTCGTGGATGTAAGTACTGTAACTAATGATGCAGCAGACGTGACAGCCCACTGCCCTTCATATGTACCGCCTAACCTATTTAAGTTAGCTGCTAGTACAACTGAAGATTTAGTGATAGCTATGACTACAGATGAGCGTAATGCCATATACATCTATAAGGTATACTGGAGTGCTGAAGAGAAGGCACAGTCAGCATGGGGTAAGTTTCTGTTTGATGCGGGTGATACAGTACTACATGCAGACTTTATTAATTCAAAACTATATGTAGTCATACAAAGGGCAGATGGTATTTACTTAGAGTCTATGAATTTGCAGGAAGGCTACACAAGCACGGGGTTTCCTTACCAGATTTTACTGGACAGGCAGACTTCCCTCACTGGAGTGTACAACAGTGTGACTGATATAACCACGTGGACCTTACCTTATACAGATGCAGGAACATTCTCAGTTATTAAGGGTTCAACATGGCCTGTTAATGAAGGGGCTAAGATCAGTGTAACTCGTATTATTAGTGACACTACCATAGAAGCTATAGGTGATCATTCAGCTTACCCATGTGTCATTGGTCGTAGCTTTGAAATGCGTTATAGGTTCTCAGAGCAACATGTCAGAGATGGCAAGGGTGTAGCAGTTCAATCAGCTAATATTGTAATGAGAAATATGTCTGTATCATACGCTGATACGGGCTTCTTCCAAGTAGAAGTGACACCACGAGGTCGTTCTAAGTACACCTATAAATATACGGGTGGTACTCTAGGTGACATAACCGCAACTATTGGGCAGGTAGGAATTGATTCAGGTTCCTTTAAGTTTCCTGTCAGAACCAAAAGCAAAGGGGCTATAATAGATATAGTTAGCACCAACCATCTCCCATGTAAGTTTCAAGCAGCAGAATGGGTAGGTGAGTATGTTAAACAGTCTAATAGGATATAAATATGATAAGTTACCGTAAAGCAGAAATCGCAGATGTAATTGAAATACTACCGAAGCTCAGAGAGAGTGACGTGATTGAGTTGTTATTGTCTTCAGGACCAGAGTATGGTCAGGCATTAATTGATTCTATCGAGATGTGTCATGGTGAAGCTGAGTCTGCAATTGATGCTGAGGGTAACGTCATAGCTATCTTAGGCTGTTGTTCAGTTGAAAGCAATCAGAATCTGGGTGTACCATTTATGGTATGCTCGGATGAGGTTGATAAGTACCCAATACAAGTAGTGATGGATGCTAAGGCACGAACAGAACTATGGAATAATAAACACCCTGTTCTAGTTAACATGGTGTACTCAAAGAATGAAACGTCAATCAAATGGCTGCAGCATATTGGATATAACCTTGGTGAACTCGATGAGAACTGGGGCTATGCATCAGCACCGTTCTACAAATTTTATAAGGTGAAGCAAAATGTGTGAACCAATTAGTATTAGTATGGGTATAGCAGCAGCAGCTGCATTGGCACAGAATATAACAACTAGTGCTTCTGCTAAGAAGGCACAGAAGTCTGAGGATAGAAGTTTTATTGCAGAGTCTATCGCACAGAATCTTAGAGGTGAACAGCAGAATCAAGAAGCTCAAGACAAGAAGAGTGCTAGAGCTAAGGAATCAATG